TACAGGATATTGCAATACTCAGGTTTTGGGAGCCGTTCGAGCCGCCGCCCCATTTCCTGCCGAAGTTCGCAAAGTTCTTTGATCTTTTCAACAGCATTTTCTCCGTTCAACTTTATAGCTGTATATTTTAAAGCACATTTTTCGTAAAAATCCTTTTCATCCAAAAGGCAAATAACCCGCTGGGACATGGTTTTAATAAGTTCTAACTGATCTTTGCAACCCATAGTTCACATATCTCATACACCGCGCCCCACATACACGCACATCACATTAGAAAGCCAGTTCTCAAAAACTTGCTTTCAGATTTCAAAAAATTGGTTCATTCTCCATCAATACACTGATGCTCTCTGCACACTTCCGCCCCTCGGTAGTATAAGATACTACCCTCGGAGATGTGTGTTCAGACACATCAATTTGTGATGTGCCTGAACGCTAAAAACGCATATCACGATTTTGCACCAAACCCGTGATTTCTGCTCAACTCTCTCAACTGCTCCCTGCGCTCTTCGGAAATCTTTTTCGGGGCGCGTATCCTAACCCATTTTTGTGGGATATGATACCGCTCAAACCCCTCTTCCGTCCTGCCGAGATAGACAACCTCATCGGGATATTCAGCCCTTGCCTTCTCGATCATGCTTATCATATGCCCGTTAGGTGTCTCAATATCCGCCTTACAGTCAGACGTTTCGTTGAATTTGATAACGGTTTCAAGTTCTTCTCTTGTCAATTTCATACTTTCACCTCCACAGCATCCGCCAGTGTGTCAAAATCGATATCCAACATCTTCTCATAACGTTCTATCAGGTCTATGTCTGATATACGCTGCCCGAAAAACTCCATCTGATACAGGCACACCAGATCAAAGAACAGATCCCGCATTTTATCCTTGTGCCAGCCTTTCTTTTCACAACGAAAAAGCAAAACTGCCACGTTCGACTTTATAGCCGATTTAAATATATACCTTGCAACCGCCTCTTTTATCCGATTTGGAAGGTCTTTCCAAGCGGTTTGCTCCCGGTTTATCTTTGCATTCATCTCTCGTCCCCTTGATTTCTTTCAAATCATCCGCCACATAAGGCGTTATTTGCCTTATGTAGCGATAAAAAAGCTTTTGGTTTGGTGCATAACTCAGCATTCCCCCGCCTTGCCTTTGCTCTGTGCCGCCCGACCCCACCCTGCCGCCACAAAACGCAACCCCGCTTCGCGATGCCATGACATAACTGGACTTTGCCTCACCAAAACATGACTCCGCCAAACCATGCCAAAATACAACTCCGCAATGCTATGCCACCATAAAACTGAGCGTAACCGTACTTTGCCTATGCGTTATTACCGCCTATCACGTTGCCGTCATCGTCAAGGATATCAAACAAATAGCGGCCTTTACCTGCGTTTCGCCACTGTCCAGTACCGTGATATTCACCGTATTCTAACCATTCCTCGATAAGTTTGAAGTCGCTTTCAGCAAATACCTGAACCGTGAATGTGACTGAGCTGCCTTCGGGAATACTCTCCGACCTGCTCAGTGCCACTCTGTCCCCTTGTGGTGTGGATGCTCTGAGCGGTCTTTCGCATATCCCAATATCCCCGCTCACATCGATCACGTTCTGCCTGTCCTTCACAAAGATCATGCCGTCAATTTTCTGTTTGTAGGCTTTCTCCTTGCTGGATTTGGTGTCAGCGACCTTCTTCAAAAACTTGCAAGCCTCTTTGAAAAATCCCCTGATCTGATAGTCGTAAATGAACGGCTTGCCTTCGGCAGTCCTCGGGAATACCGTTGTCCCCTTTTCCAGCTCATCCTCAACATCGATCGGAATAGCCTCTGCTTCTTCGTTCATGGTCTCCGCCTTACCTGCGACAAAGTTCTTGAAAATCTCTCTGTCACCGGGCATCGTCCCCAGAAGTTCATCGGTAAATGTGATCTTGTAAGTTTTCTCAAACAGTTTCATGTTGTTTTCCTCCACGTTTCTTGTTTTTGTTTTCCTGTTCGGCTTTTTTCTTTTCGTCAATTGCCTTTTCTCTCGCCAGTGTGCATTTGCAAGGTCTCTGAGCGATAAACACATCGTTCTCAACCACCGCAAAAAATCCCCTGTTCATGCACAACGGACAATAAGGCTGATCCCCTCGCTGTCGGTTTATGAAGTCTGCCTGCTTTTGTGTCTGTGCTTTCTGTCTCTCTTGCTGTCGCTTTTTGATTATATCATGCACCGCTGCCCTCGATGTGCCTTTTGCAAGCTCCTGTCTTGCTGTCTCAACATCTTCGGCAGACAGTATATGGCCTTCCCATGTTGTTTTAAGCTGCCGCCTGTCTGTGCAGAATTTCAGCGCATCGAACCGCCCGCCTTCGGTATATCTTGACATATCGTTCAATTCCGCCTCAGTCGGCATTTGTGCTGCTTTCTCTGCCAGTTCACGTTCGGCTTTTTCTTTCAGGTCCTCCCAAAACGAGGCAGTGTTCCGTATAAGATAACGCTGTATTGCTACCTCACGGCATTTGTTCCATAAATCCTTACTGCCGTTTGACGGGACTTTTTCAGGCAATTTCAACAGATATCTTGCTTTTTCGTTATCAGTCAGAAGTCTGAATTTTTCGGGAGACAGTTCAACAAATCCGCTCATGTCAGGCATTTAAGATCATCCCCTGTGATTTCAAGACGTTTTATCTGCTTTACATCCTCGAATGCCTCTTTGAACTCTTTGCGGATATACGGATCGTGTTCCTGTGAGTTGCATATCCGCTTGTAACCTATGCGCTTGACTATCTTACGGGAGATATCATCGAGTGCATTCATGCCTTTTTCCTCATTCCAAATGCCATAACGTGCTATTGTTCTTATCGCATCTTCGTACAATTCCTGCCAACTCACCTGATTTTCCTGTTCGCATAGCTCAAAGATTTCAGCAATGGAAGGAGCAAACTTGTTTGTTTTAGCATGGACTTGTACAGCCTTTACCGCATCACTGAAATCAAGGCTCTGGAGTATTAAGAACCATGCCTCCATCGTGCTGTCATCGTTAAACATATCTTTTTCTTTCGGGAATAAAGACTTGATAAGCATTGCGAGTTTAGAGAACTCAGTATCGGTCATTGTGAATGTCTCCTTTCAAGCCAGCCTGCAATACGTTGACAGTCCTGTGTTGTTTTGCCTATGTTTTCCACAACAACCGGGTTTTCGTTTGCATATCCCTCAAACTTCTCTGAATTAAACAACGTTGACGGTCTTAAATACTTCTCCCATTTTGTGCCTAACCATTGAGCGGTTTTAGTATCTATCGCGTGTTTAAAATCATCGACTGTATATCCTTCATCAAGTCTTGCTCTGATGTGTTTACGAGTAGCTTCGGTTTTACAAGAATAATGCTTGTTTGTTTTATCGTTAAGATAGCTGATGATTTCTTCGCATTCTGCTGCGTGTGAACCGCTTGCCTTTTGTGTACCGTCCCCGCTTGCGGGGACAATGTGTGTTTCTGTCTCGGTCTCGGTGTTCGTCTCGGTCTCGGTCTCGGTCTTGTTTTTATTTTTATTCTTGTTTTTATTCTTGTTTTTATTATAGTTAGTACAAAACGAGTCGTTTGCTACATCGTTGTTATAGCAAACGCTATCTTTTGCTATAACAGTGTTAATGTTTTGTTGTTCTTCTGTTACCTCGTCTGTTATCGTGTTGTTATAACGGGATGCTGCACCTGCTTTGCCTGCATTGGATTTTTTCTTCCTTTTCGTCTCCGCCTCATCTATTGAATCACAAATTTCGTCAATAATTAATAAAGCCGCAGTGTTTTCAATGTCATTTTCATCAGGACGAGGCTTTCCCAAATAATAATCTGTCACGTTTCTTATAACATCTACAATAGTTTCATCGGGTAATCCCGATAGCATAACAAGCGTTTTTGTATATAACCCGAACGCTTTAAGCTGTCTAAATTTACTTTTTGCCATTCCCTATCCCTCACGTTTCCAGAATCTTTATGCCGTGGATCCATAGCATCAACGCCCGTTTAAGTTTATATGCCTCTGTCTTGAATCCCTTGACATCCTCAACAACAAGCTCACCTTTGAGATAATAGCAAAAATCGGCATAATAAGATTTTTCTCTTTCAAGCAGTTTACCGCTTTTATCTCTTTGTGTCGGTATTAAAACATACTTTACCTGACATTTCAAGTCTTTTATTACACCTTGCTTTTCAAGGAATTTCAGTTCGCAGTAGCGGTTATATTCCTTCTGACTGTCAAAAGTATGCCCGTCACACTTGACTTTCTTTGCCTTGTACTTGCTGCCGTTGTTATACCACATCTTCTATTTCCTCTATATCACGCGGATCAGCCCAGTATGTTGAGCCTGACTTATCGATAAGAACAGCGGATATGGTTTTCTTACCGTTCGGCTTATGACTGAGAATCCCGTACAGTGTAGCATAGATCGGTTCATCGTTCCTGTGGTTATACTTTACCAAGCAGTTTGTCAGCCTGTCCATCGTCTTAATATCCATATCCGCTTATCCTCACTTATAGACTACAATTATTAAATAATGCCCTGTTTTTTCAGGTGAATTATCACATACTCTGAGTACGCTTTCAAATCCATCCACTTTATAACCTTTACAAAGAGCATTTTCCATCATTGCTTGTTTTAGCGAATCAATTTCCTGTTTGCTCATTCGTTCTAATGGCTTTTCTTGAAGTGGTGAAAAATGTTTCGACTGCGGTAATTTCTGCGTTTGTGGTTTCTCACCGTGTTCAAATCTTGCCTGACGCGCAAATGCAAGAGCTTTTTGAACATTTGGCAATTCTGCATCAAACACTTCTTGCAAATAGCTGATATAATCATAATCGCTGCTTTCTTTTGTTTTGAATGAAGGAATAGCTTGTATCATTTCATATACAAAATCATCGTTAAACTGAGAACATGGAGCTGTACCCCGCATTGTGTCTATTCGTGTAAGATCATCTATTCTATTTTGTACAGCATTAATATGATTAGTAAGGTTAAATCCAAAATCATGTAACCATGGATCAGGATAAGAAATTGTATCGTTAATTGAACCATCAGTTATTCCTACAAAAAACACCATACTGATTATAACTTTATTATCATAGTCGCGTTTGTCTAAATATGCTATATATGGAAACAAATATAAACCAGCAGAATATTCATCAAAAGGGATGTTACTCAGTAATATTGTTGATATTTTGGTATCACGAACCGCGTCAGCAATTTTGCGGAAATCCTGCATCATGTGACTGTTTTTACCTTTTACTTCTGCAAAACAATTAAACTGTGGTAAATAAAAATCAGGGAGATAGGCTTCTTTTGTTGATGTTACATATCCTTCTGGTTCATATTCGTATTTCACACCTAAAGCATCAAAGAATACCGCCCATCGAGCCTCTAATCGACTTCTGAAACGATAGCCATTATAAACCGTTTCAATAGGCGGAATAGTTTTATTGTCCATCTGTTATCCTCCACGATCATCAGAACGGCAAACCAAATTTAAGACCGTTTATGTTTAACCATTCTGCCTCTTTCTTCCTTAATTCATCATAAGGAGCTTTGAACATCTTTTCACGATATTCATAGCATTCATCACAAAGTAAAGCCTGTTCATAACTTGCGTATATGCCTGATGATATATCAGGCATAACGCTTATATTATGTTTTCGGTTGAAATCTTCATCCTCAACAGGATCTCCTATGGCTTTACCGCATCTGTCACAACATACGATCATATCAACACCATCAGAACGGCAGTTCTGCCTCATTGCTTATCACTTCTTCAAAGTCCCCTATATCAGCAAGTGTTCCCTGTGTGCTCTGCTGTGTGCTTGCCTGTGCAGGTGCAGATGTATAACCGCTCACCGCCTTATCCTCTGGAGGCTCTATTCCCTTGTATACGGCATCCACACTGCGGAAATTAAAGGGCTTTACGCTCCACATCAGCTTACCGTCCATTGTCTGGAACTGCTCTCTGCGGAAAACTACACCGACCTTCTTGTTTTTGAAACAGTCGGCAAAAGCATCTCCCCACACTACCTTGAATCCGTTGTTGCTTTCCTCGACCGATGTTACAAAGGTTTTAAGCCCTCTGTTAGTCTGACTGTGGTTCTGTGTGTCCTGTGTAAGCTGGTAATAGATGCAGCCCCACTTCTTATCATCCCTCTTGTCGGCTCTGTATGCCTGTGCGTAGAAGTCCTTGTACTCACCTTCGGCAATGTCAAGATAGATCCTTAGCATAGGATATCCGCCCTTGCTTTCGGTTTCCTCTACCTTGCATACCTTACAGATATACGCACCCTTCGGCAACTGCTTGAACTCTCCAAAAGATGATACATTATCCCAATCACTCGGTTTCTGCATTGTTATCTCTCCTTATATCTCATAATAGCCTCTAATGGCTTTATCAACTAAAGTTAAATCATTATCGATAGTCTCAGTTTCAAACATCCCTATCGGTGACTTGCTCACTGCCCCGTCCCTGCATTGTGTTACAAAACAGTGCTCTCCGTTATCCATAACGCACCGCAAAACGATAGTAAACATACCCTCGATGCAGACTTTTTCGTCAAGCAGCTTGCCTATGGTCTTAGGCTTGATGTTACCAAAATCGTCAGTATCTTCGTGCATTATGATATACACGATCTTGTCTGCCGGGAGCTGGTCTATAATGAATGTTATCAGCCCCCAGAAGCAGTCAGCAATGTTATTGTAAAAGCTGTAAATAGCATTACCCGCTCCCTTTGTGCTGTGGTTTCTCATAAAGTAATTGGTTATGAGATAGCCCGCATCATCGATCACCATAGACTTTGCTTTGCTCTTTTTGAGCATAGCCTCTATCTTTGCATAATCATCACTGCAAATGCAGGGGATATTACCCTTGAATGGCAATGGCTTGTTCACCGCTTTGATAAGTCCCCACTTCTCAGGCTCATTCACACAGTTACGCATAGCTGTTGACTTGCCTGTACCCGACTTACCGATTAAAAGAACTGGCACACCCATCTGTTATCCTCTCTTTCTTACTTACCATATTTGACATGGTATAGTGGTACATTCACCTGATACGCAGGTATGCAATCTTCTATACAGTAAAGGTTATCGCCGTATTTATCCTTGCACATCTGTATAGCATCTTCCTTCGTATCAGCATTAAACCCCTCATTCCACTTATAAGGAATGAAATTTGTGTCGTACTTCTTAAAGTACACTACCCATCGCCGCATCACTACCTCCTTTCTGTGTCTGTTCATCCGTGACCGCCTGAATCCTTAATCTGTTCTCAAATGCCTTGTAAAAGGCATTCCGCAGGTTGTCGCGGTTTACAACATTATCATCAGGCAGTGCAGTATCTATGAGCCATTTGCCGACTTTCAGGGCATATTCAATATCCACATACATACTCACTTCGCCTCAAATCCATAACACTCACAGCCGTTGTGTGGCCGTTTATTTCCTGTGTATTCGCAGTAATTACACCACTTGAATTTTATGTGTTTTCCGTCATTCTCAAAGTACGAAAATCTGCACTTTGCGCATATCTTCCTGTCCGTAAACTGCTGCTTTCTTGTCTTGTTGTTTTTCAACACTTTCTGCGCATAGGTGACATATTCTGTCAGCCGTCTTATGCGCCTTATAATATTCTTGTAGTTCCGCTTATCCCCGTCCAGAACATCCTTGTATAATTCGTCTGCCGTCTCCAGCAAATCAGTTTCGGATATGACGGTGATCTTGTTAAGGTTTGTACAGTTGCGTACTTCCCTCTGTTCAAGCATAAAGAACGCATTTGTATAACGTTCAAAATGCCCGTCAAATATGCGGTTGATATCCACCATCTTGAAAAAACAAGATGATCCGTCAAAGAAAACCGTCATTTGTTCATGGCCTTTGGTGACCTTTTCCGCTCTGAGCTTATTCATACATCCGTCACCCCCAAAAGCCATGACAATTCTATCTCGTTGTCCTTTGCAATAGTGTAAAGGAAGTCGAGAACTACCATTCCCTTATAGAACAGATTTGATACTCTTGCGCTGCTGTAATTGTACTTCTTGCAAAACTCGTCTATATTTTCGCAGTCGCTCCAGCTCACCATTTCCTCGAACCGTTCCCGGAAAATGTCTAAATTCATCTTCTCCATCCTGCCCCACCTCGTCAAACCCGTTTCCCGTATGCTGTACTTTCATTACCCACTCATTATACCCAGCATACGGGATATTGGCTGTATCATCGATCATTTATTCTATTCTCTCAATTTTCTCAACATCCCCGTCAAAACCGCTTATATATGAGATATCCCCCATTTTACGAGCCGTTCTGTCTAATGACGGAGTATCGACTACAAATTCCACAACACACTTTCTGCCTTCCATCGGTGTGTATTGGTTCTTGCTGTCAGTGTGTCGGTCAGCCTTAAAGTCCCCGACTACACATCTGAAAGTCTTGCCTGTGTCCAACGTGATTTTAAACTCATCACCTATACTGTCAGCATAATAAGTGCCTAACGCCACAACGTATTTGTCATCATACCGTCTTAAACCGTTATCATCCGTCCAGCAGTCAGCCTGTAACTTGTACTGTGCCGACCGTGTGTTCGTTATCGCCTTATAGGACATATACGACTTAAACGCCGTGTCCCCTCTCGGGACCTCATATTCTGTGAGCTGTGCAGTGTGGTACTCAGGTACACGCACATAATTCATCGGTTCTGCCGCTGATTGTGTTTCCTCTGTTGTCTCATGGTTACTGTCCATCAATGCACAACTGCCAATTAAAATGCCGACAAGAAAAATTGCTATCGGCAGGCGGCCTTTTTTACGCCGCCCCTCAATCTGTTTCATAATTCCACCCTCGTTATCTTGTTGTTTACTTCTATCTCTGTGTGTTTATATATGCCCGTCTCTCCGGGCTGTCAATGGTCTTTCCCATTTGTCAGTACACGAAGTGCTGTCTGTCCAGCCGTCAAGTGTCTTTTAATTCCATCCGCTTTGCCGAGGGGATGCTAACGCCCTCAATTCGTTATATCCGCTGCGCAGTGTTTTGATGATATAACAGCCTCGGTGCAGAGTGCGGGAGTTGCACCCACATCAGCCACGTTCGCTGTCCACTGTTCTCTGCATAGTGAGTGCCGCTCTCACGGCACCCGCTACAAAAGGAGTTTGATTATGGCACTCGTCTGTCCGAGCCGTCAGCCGTCTTTCCGACTTGTCATACTATATTCGGAGGTGTCTGTAATGCCAAACAGACTGGTGCAGTGTGACGGGATCGAACCGCCGACAGGAGGAAAGGATAAGTCCTGTTTGCCATTCACTGCGTGCGCCCGTATACACGGGCTTAGTCAAAGTATTCCTCGGTCTGTGATAATGTCTTTTGTTCAAGCATTATCAGCTTTTCGGTGTCGAGCATTGTCGCTCTCATTTGCGACAGCAGCCCGTCAAGTTCCCGCTTGTCTATGGTTTCAAGCAGTAGTTTCTTTTCACTACTTGTAATGTCCCATAACTTATATATAATCATCTTATCCTCTATCCGAACAAACACATCTGATCTGTTCCCTGTTCTGTAAGCATTAAATCTCTTGCTTGCTGATAAAACTTTTTATCTATTTCAAACCCGTATGCACTTCTGCCTAACTCTTTCGCCGCCCTCAGTGTTGTCCCGCTCCCACAGCAGGGATCAATCACCACATCCCCTGGATCTGTGAATATCTCTATCAGCCGTTTAAGGACTCTCACAGGCTTTTGTGTGGGATGTATCTTTGGTATTTCTTTACCGTCCCTTTGATAATAGAACCAGTCCATTATCATATTACCGTCATTTCTGAATTTAGGTAACTTATCACGATATAAAACTATCGCACATTCAGTCGCACCGACTATTTTCATATTGACTTTAAGAACCTGTGGCGAGGAAGGCTTTATAAAGAATATAGGATATCCGTGATTAAAGCCATGCTTTATGCCGTATTCAAGCAACATATGATACTGCTCAAAAGCACAGAATATTATCATTGCACCTGCATCACTGCTGCGCCCTCGCTCCCCCCCCGATTTCGGCTCAGGTTTCAGGAGCTTGTGGCAGAAGTGAAAATACTCAGCGATATTGAAATTAAAGTCGGTATTAAAAGCAGCTTTCTTTGCAAATTTGCTCTCACCGTTTTTATTGTCACCGCCGTTATACCATACGGGATTTGAGGCATAGAAGTTAGTACCGAGATTATACGGGATATCAGCTATTACAAGCTGTGCTTTTGGTATGCCGTACTTTTTGTAGTTCTGAAAATTATCGTTGTATATCTCGATCTTCTGTTTTTTGGCAGGTCTTACCACTTCTTCACTCATTCACTCACCCGCTCCCCACAGAAAATCATTATATCCTTCTTATTGACATACCATCTGTCAAGGATCTTGAAAGCTGGTAAATCCCCACTCACACACAGCTTTCTTGCCGTCTCCTTGCTTATGGCAAATATCCGGGCGATATACCCACAATCGACCACGACAGGCACATCCGCCCATGATGTTAAATAGATTGGCTCCTTCTTTGTTTTGGTTCTCATTCTCTTTCTCCCTCTTTACATATCCGCTCCCGTGTGATATACTAATAATATCTCACACTTGTTTATACGGAGGTAATTATGAAAAGTTTAAATCTCGATCAATTATCTGTTCTCACTTTCATTGATGAGCATTCCCCTGTTTCCGCCCATGAGCTTGATGTGCATTTCAAAGATATCAATGCAGTTGAAATAGCTAATGAAATGATTAGTGATCCATACCTTTATGTGAAATGCAAGCATGGAAGTAATTCTGTATCCATCTATACTTCACTAAAGGATAATTTTGAACTCACCGAAAAGGGCAGAAAGTATCTGCATAATGCTCATAGTGAAAAGAAAGCATTGACTAAATCTGAGATTGCAAAGATTTTGATTGCTTTTATATCAGGTGTTCTAACCAAAACTTTAGCAGACTTTCTACAAGCCATCCTAACGCAAAGAAAATGATATAAAGCAATATTCGTTTTATCTTATCTTTCTTTGGCTCTTTCATTTACCCCTCACTTCAACCTCTATTTAGTGACCTCTTTGTGTCACCTACATATTAAAAAAAATATCGAGGATTTCTTTTTTCTTCATCTTCATAGCAATTGCCATGCCTAAAAGTTCCTCGGCTCTGAATGAACGTTCCCCGCTGAGTTTTAAATACAGGCTTTGTCTGCTTATATTCAGGGCTTTTGCCAACTCAGGCACAGCTATATCCTTGCTTTGAATGTAGGATTTGACCTTTGCTAAATCCAAAATTACACCCCCTTTTAACAAGTGACCGTTTTGTGCAACCGTAAATACAGTATAACAAATGTTGCTTAATTTGTCAACAAAAATATTGTTCAAAAATAAATTTATTTTTTGTGCATATTGCCGAATATGACAACATAAATTGACAACTGGATTTTTTTATGATAGAATATAACTTAGATTGGAGGTGAAATCAATGAAAGAACTTGAAAAATTCGATATGCAGAAATTAAGGAGCCTAATCGGGCAACGTTTAAGACAAGCAAGGCGAGATGCAGGCTTGACACAAGAACAGTTTAGTGAATTAGTAGGTGAAAATGGTAAGTTCACCATAAGCAAGTATGAACGCGGTTATCGGTCTATCCCCCGTAAGAAAATAGAAAAGTTTGCAGAAGTTCTTCATGTTTCGCCTGTATATCTTTTAGGTTATGATGATGACAACCCGCCCATGCCCTCAAACACCGTCCCGCTCCACAAAGAGTTTAAAAAAGGCTGTCTTGTCGGTGATATTGCCTGTGGTAAGCCTATAAACCAAGAGGAATGTATTGAAACGCTTATCCCCTATGATGCTGATATTGCTCTTTACTGCAAAGGTGACAGCATGATAAATGCCGGGATAAATGACGGAGATATAGTTTTTATAAAGTATTTCGATGCTTTTGACGAGATGTTAAACGGCAGGATCGTTGCTGTGGGAATCGGTGATGATTATGAGTATACACTTAAACGCTGGTTCTATAATGAGGAAAAACAAACAGTCAAACTCGTTCCCGAAAACGATCAGTACAGACCTATGATATTCAAAGGGGAGGAATTAGAGGACATTCACTTACTCGGTGTTGCTGTCGGCTTTACATCTGTATTATAAGACAAAAACCCGCCTGCGGGAACAGGCGAGCTTTTGTGTTGTGTTATCATTTCAGACAGGCTTTGTGGGTAACCATATCATATATATTATATACCATACATACCCATTTGTCAAGTACCTGTCTGAATTTCGGGATTGACAAATCACCGTAAATGTGCTATAATAAAGGGTAATAACAGTTTCACTGCTGTTATCCTCCACATAGCATCTTTCCCCTGATTTGTGCTCCCCTTGACAAACGTGCGGAAAGGTGCTATACTATAATCATCTTCTCTTTCTCCCTCATTTAAAAGGGATAAAGCACCTCCCGCACCCCACATACGGGAGGTGCTTTTTTATGACCGATAACGAAAAGCGCAGTGATGGCCGCTACCAGAGCAAGATATATCTCGGTGACGGTAAGTATAAGTATATATACGCCCGCTCCCGCAAGGAGCTTGACGATAAGCTGATAGCAGCAAAAGCCGCATTGAATAAGGGCATTGATATTATGCCCGATCTTGACAGCTTCGGTGAATGGGCTGAACAATGGCTTTCAATAAAGCAGTACAGCGTTTCATATAAACGGTATACTGCATACAGAAGCAACATTCAGATGATGTCCTCTCTTGCGCCATACAGTCTTGACAAGCTCCGTCCTATTGACTTTCAGCAGCTATTTTTCAGGCTGTTCCGGGAGGGCATAGCGGTGACAACTCTCAACGCCTGCAAATGCGCCGCAAAACAGGTATTTGACCTTGCAATCAGTAATAGAGTGACGGATTTCAACCCGCTCCCTGCTGTTGATCTCCCGAAGGATACAGCACCGCATGACGGCAGGCGTGCTCTTACAGATAAGGAAATGAAATGGATAATCGAAACACCTCATCGGATGCAGACCGCCGCTATGATAATGATTTTCGCAGGGCTTCGCAAAGGGGAGTTGATAGCCTTGCAGTGGCAGAACGTTGATCTGCTTCAAAAGACAATCACCGTAAGGCAGACCGCTTATCAGAATAGCGGCGGTATCGCAGTAAAGGCAGGAGGAAAGACCTCAAATGCCGCCCGCGTTATCGACATTCCCGATATATTGGTCGATTATCTGACAGGTGTGGAGAAAAAGAGTCTCTTTGTATGCCCGAATACAAAGGGAGATATGATGTCCGAAACATCATGGAAACGGGCATGGGACAGTTATCTTTGTGATCTCAACCTGAAATACGGAGGCTTCCCGCCCGGATACAAGCCCCCGAAAAGTAAGTTTGCACCGCAAAAGATACCTTTTGTCATCCCCCGCATAACCGCTCACTGGCTGAGACATACTTATATAACGCTTTTGTATAAGTCAGGTGTGGATGTGCTCACCGCAAAGGAACAGGCAGGCCATGCCGATATAAGCACCACTCTTGAAATATATACTCACTTAGACAAGCAGTACAAGCGCAGGCAGATTGATAAACTTGACGAATACATGAGATACGAAAAGGCAGCCGAGTGATCGACTGCCTTTTCTTCACACACACTTTACTTGCATTTACGGAAGTAAAAACAAGATATAAGTATTATATATTATTTTTCTGTGGTTGTCAAGAGTTTTTGACCGTCTTTTTAATAAACGCTGTCGGATAGTCCTTTTTGACATATTTCAATGCTTCATCCGCATTCTTTTTATTGGCATACACACCGACCACAATGTTATAAAGATAGTTTTTATCAGTATCAGCAGGCTTTTCATCAGCTTTCAGATACTTATTCACTAATGCCTTGAAATCGTCCCAATGCGGTCTTATAAATACAGGACAGTTCTTGTACCCGTCATTCAGCTTGTTTAACGCATCCAAAGTCCCGTTCCTGCCATTACGAACGTTGCACCAATAGTTGTGAGTATACAGGTCTTTTTCAACCGTCAAACCGAATTGTTTCATCAGATAAGCGATAAGCCGAGCACAGTTATCTTCTGCCTTTTTATCCTTGTCTGTGCCTTTGCCGTCCATAATACATTCTATGCTGATAGTCTGAGCATTACCCGCCTGTGAACCGTTCCTGTCGGCTTTTCCCGCCTGCCCTGCGTGCCATGACTGCCAGTCGAGCGGTAACATCTGCCATATCTCGTCGTCATCAACATAGAAATGCACACGGACTGTTCCCATGTTTCCATTGATAGTCGCTCTCACATACTGTTCGGGATCGGTTGTCTGTCGTGCTTCGTTTATATCGTTAGTGTTATGGCAAGTTACGCCTAACAGTGGCAGAGTGCGCTTTGTAGGCAGTGATATTTTATTTGGATTGTGTTCTGTGATAAAATACTGTTTTATCAGTAGCCCCCCGCCGAGGTCTATCACGTTATCGGGAATTAAAAAAGCCATTGTATCACCCCTTTGGTAATGACATATATGTCCTTACCATATTGTCGACGTTGGCAAAATGGTTATTCTGATTTGCCGCCGACATTAATGTCGCCCGCAAAATCCTGCTTATCCTCAGTATGCGCCGCATCCGTCAAGCCCTCACTGACTATGTAGCCGATCACAGTAGCCCCCGCCATTATCAATGCCGATACTCTTTCAGCCTTTTCCGCATCTCCTGTGCAATACACGATAAGCATAGTCACGAACGCCGCAACTGCAAGCCATAATTTGCGTGATGTTAGCTTATCTTTCCATGTTCTCATATCTCTTTACCTCTTTTCTGTACTCTTTGGAATACTTTTTGAGTATTTCGTTCAAAGCAATTTCGTTAGTTTGTGGTGTACTCAATGGGTCAACAACATACCAATCACGACCTAAAAGATAATCAATGATAAACTCTCTAAATTCCGCATCAGATATACCAACAGGGAAAATATTGTTTTCATCTTTTCTTGTTCGGTATTTTTCGCTTATAAACTCTGTAAATGCGTGCTTATCTTTCCAAGCTATCATCAGATATCACCCGCTTATTGCAAACCAATTGCCTTGTGAATCCTGTATAATCTCTTTATTACAATACTTGCATTTAGATTTTAGGTTGATACCACCTAAATATAAAGAATTATCAGGCTTGTGCCATTCTAAAATATCATGATAAAACCATCCGAACAAGTCAAAGTAAATATATAGTATACCGCAGAACCATAATATAAACATTAGACTTGCTATAATAATCAATATGATAACACTCATCTTATAAAAGCCCTCTCATCAAGTAATTTCGTGTATACATCTTTGATATGCTCAATCGCCAATGTACAAGCCGAATTTTTGTAGTTCGGGTGTTTTTCGCAATAGAGCTCATAGGTATCTATTTCAGAAAGCGTTTGCTGAAAATACTCTTTTGAGTGATGTATGCCGTTTATTAATTCGTCATCGAACCTGAGTATTCTCGTTCTTGCATTTGTTGCCGAGGACGTATCTACACGGTCTGATACTTCCTGTACAAGAGCCATAAGCCTATCTAACTTCTCTGCTGTTGTGTCTTTTCGGTTTATGAGGTATTGTAACAAACCCCACAAACCGCTTGATGCAAAGACAGCACATATAATAGCAATTATGATTTCTGTGTTCATAGCTTATTCCGCTGTGTTGGTAGTTTTAGTATACCATATAGTAAAGCTAAACACCCTTGTCGGAATGTTGTTATCGCCAAGATATATCAGCATATCTGATTGGGTCGGGGTCATAACGATTGTGTTTAACGGTGTGCTTATCATAGGCAATGGATAATAGTTGCTGTTGGTTTTGTTCTGCGCCTGTGCTTCGATGTTTATTAAAGTATCTATATTTAATCCTGAAACATCAACTGAGTTATTTGTACCTTCCCAGTATGTAGCGGGAGCAGTAGGAACAAACGTTTTCTGATAAATAGACTTACCGTCTATCCACTTCCTACCCGTATTCTGCTCCGTTGTGGAGTAGTTGATAGGTGATACACCCTGCAAAGCCGTATACACACCACCGCTTGAAACTGCATTACTGCTACCCTGTGTCGGTGTCGGGTCTATCGTGATGCTTCCACCGCCACCGCCTGAGCCACCCTCAAAAGGCGCATCGGAGAAGTTTTGTGCGTGTATCTCCATATCTACACTGTCACTCACTGCCTTGACATAGACAGTCTTGTTATAGGGTACAGTTATGCGTGTACTGTCACCACCTTTAACGAGTGCCACATCATCCGTTCCTGCAACAATTCCGCTGTGGTCACTGACGAGCACATCACCATCACCTAAACTCCGAAACCACACAAATTGATAAGTTGCATCGAACGTTATTGTCTGCTCTGTGGTAGTTGCTGTTATCGTTTTGATTTTGCTCATAAAATCACCTCATATCATCCTATGGTTCGTCTGTTTTTGCGCTGTTGAATTTTGCAAGCATCATGCGGTTAGGTGTCTGACCTTCTTCAAGTATATGGTCAGCATATTCAGACCAAGCAGTTTGATATGCTGATAATGTTCCGACTGGGACGTAAATTGTGTAGTAATTGTTAGCACTTAAAAAGACATTTGTTCCGATAGTTGGCGGAGTTGTAGCTTGAATATGAATGTCTTTTATCATAAAACAATAGCGAAAAACCTGATTGCCGATTTCGGTCACAGTTGCAGGAATTGTTATTGAAAGTAGATTGATACAATTATCAAACCCATAAGTCGGTATGGTAGTTGCATTTCCTAAGTTTATATCTCTTAACTTAGTACAATATCTATATGCATACGTGCCCAAAACATTTAAATTTGATTTTTCAAGTAAAGGTGCTATGGAGAAAACGTATGCACCAGCAGATATAATAGAGTTGTTAGTTATGTATAATTCTTTTAATCCAAGAAGATTTG